CAAAGGCATTGAAGAATTAAGAGAAGTGTCGGCTGAATTCTTAAAGCAGCAGCAAGCTCAGCAGCAAAGTCAAGGCAATCAACCTGACCCAACAACAATAGCGCTTCAACTCGAAGGCCAGAAAGTGCAGATTGAAGGACAGAAAGCCCAGTCTGAAAATGAGTACAAACAAAGCTCGTTACAGATAGAGCAGCAGAAAGTTAGCGGCGACTAACAATTGAAACAGTTGCAGTTGATGCTTGATTATAGGGTGGCCGTTGCTAAATTACAGACCGCCCAAAGCGCACAAGACACTGAAAATGCTCGCACTGAAATTGATAGGCTAGAAATTGCTATTGACCAGTGGAAGTTTATGGTTAACAAAAACCATGAGCTACATAAAGATAGTGTTGCCAGTTCCAATGCAGGCGTTCAACTGTAACTTTTAACCTCTTGCCCCTTAATTGGGGCTTTTTATTTTCTCCTCCACGCCACTGTTGACTCGCCAAAATGTCACGCATCTCATGATGATACTAGCCCTAGAACTTTATAGAGCTAGGCCACTGAGCTTGTCAGGTGAACAAGTCGGACTGCGACGTATGCAGGGTACCGTGACGGGGTTAATAGTCGACAAGAGAGGTACTAATGTTCGATGAGCATAGTGCAGCGATAGGGCAGGCTGATAATAATTCTGCTTCAGGATTGACAATAGATAGTGCGCCAACACAGGAAAGTGAAAGCACGCCATCCGTAAATGAAGTTTCAACATCGGAAGATAATAGCAGCCATCATCAAGGGATACCCCAAGATGATTTTAACGGTATAGCGGCAGCTATTAAAAAGAAGTATTACGCTAAAGGTCAGCGTGATGCTCAAAAGCAATATGACGGGCAGCAGGCACCAGTAGCTCAGTCGGAGTATCAGCAATATAGTGATGCACCGCCTGCAAACGTGTCGCAAGAGCAGTACCAGCAACCAAATGATATGGCTGGGCTTGTTCAAAATGAGATTGCTAAACTTTTAGATATTGCAGAGCGTTCTAACAATGAGCGTCAAGCAAATCAAAAAGCACAATCTGTTGCACAGCAATTGCAATCTAAGATGACAGAAGCATCGGGGCGTTATTCTGATTATAGAAATGTATTATCAAATGTAAAAATGTTTACTGATACTCCACAGATATTGGATTTAGCCAATACTGTAGATAATGCGGGTGATGTTTTATATCACTTAGCAAAGTCGCCAAATAGAATCGGTAATATTTTAGCGTTGTGCCAGCAATCACCGCATTTAGCCACTATGGCGATTCGAGAAATTTCTGGGCAGATTAATGCGAATAAAGCGGGTGCGAGTGCATCTGTCGTTCCTGACCCAGTTAATCCCATTAGACCCTCTCGTGTAGGCACTGATGATGGCAAGCTAGGTGTGCGCGATTACAAAAACATGTTCCGCGTGTAGTTAAGCAATACAGTCATTGTCGGTAAAAAATAATCTATTTTACACGGAGAACTTCCAATGGCTGACATTCTACAACAGGTTCAAACCTACAACGACTCAAACCTTGGCGCTTTGCAAAATCAAATGCCAGTGGTGAGCGCTGCTAATACTAAATTTAAAAACTTTGCCGAAGATACCGCTAAGAACTTAGGCGATACAGTTGGATTCGATTTACCACCACGTTTTACGGTTAACGATACCTTAGTTGCTACATTCCAAGATACTGAACAACGCGTTCAGACATTGACGGTAAATTCAGCTAAAAACGTAGCTTATAACTTTACAGCACAACAATTCATTTTTAACGTAAAAGATTACATGGGTAAGTTTGGTATGAATGCCATGGCTGAGTTGGCGACTAAAGTTGAGACAGATGTTTCGACGGTAGCCGTTAACAACACTTATCGCACAGCAGGCACCGGCCTTTCAGGCACATTAAGCTCCTACACAGCACTTGCTCAGGCAATCGCAGCGTATAAAAACTACGGTGCTCCAAAAGGCAATATCAAAGTATTTTTACCAGACACAATCGTGCCTACAATTATTGGTAACGGTTTAGGGCAGTTTACGCCAAAACGAAATGACGCAGAAGCTAATAGCTGGCAGCTTGGTGATTTCCAAGGCGTAAATTTCTATAGCTCAAACTTATTGCCACCATTTGTGGCGGGTGTTGCTGGTCAATCTGCATCTGAAGTTGTTATTAACAGTATCGACTCAACAGGTACGGTATTAACCGTGACGGTGTCATCACTATTAAGTCAAGCGGGTGCATTTGCTGCAGGGGATATTTTAACCTTTGGCGATAACACTACTGTTGGCGGAACAGCTAAATTACGTTTCTTAACATTTGTTGGCCATCAACCATGCGCTCAAAAAGTGCAGGTGCGTATTACAGCAGCATCAGACACAAATGGTTCTGGCGTGGCAACGTTGACTGTCTCACCTGCATTAATTGGTCCGACGCTTGCAACTACTTTGGGTGCTCGTAATCAAAACATTAACAAAGATATTGCTTCAACGATGACAGCAAGTGTGTTGCCGTCTCATCGCGCGGGCTTTATTTGTGGTGGTGATGCGCTTTATGTTGGTATGCCTAAATTGCCTGATGAAGATCCATTCAAAACAGCAATTTCTACCGATCCAGATACAGGTGTGTCAATGCGTACGTACTACGGTGCTACGTTCGGACAAAACCAGCGCGGCATCGTGCATGACGTGCTTTATGGTTATACGGCAGTGCCTGAATATATGATGCGTTTAGCGTTCGAAGACGTATAGGTCTGAGATGCTAGCCAGTGAATTAATAGCAAACGCATGGTATACGTCGGGCATCGTTGCGCGACAATCCGAGTCTGTCAGTGGAGCACAATCTGCTGACGGATTGCGTTTGCTTAATTCATTATTAACGGAGTTTGCTATCGATGGCGCAAACGTCCCTTACTACACAGTGGCCTCGATAAATTTAGTCGTGGGTCAGGAAAAATACAATGTTCCTGGTCTTATTTTTGCAGAGTCTGTTACATTCCAAGATGGCGATATTCGATGGCCTATGTGGGAAGATAAGCGTAAAGCATATTTTTCAACCGGTCGCGTTAACGATATTCAGTCATTGCCTTTTCACTATCATCAGGAGCGTGCAAAAGGCGGAACCGATATTTATTTGTATTTCTTGCCTGATAAAGCCTATCAATTAAATATCGTTGGCAAGTATATGCTAACCAACGTATTGATGAGCACTAATTTAAATACAGGGCTTGATAATTTTTATATTAACTATCTTGAATATGCTTTAGCTGAGCGACTGTGTGCGTGGTACAACGTAGGCATGCCATCAGGCGCTGCAAAAATATTGTTACGCCTTAATGGCGTGATATCAAAAATATCTACACCTGATTTAGAAATAACAACAGTAAATATGTTGTCTAGTGAAGGCTCACCCAATTGGGCTCAGCTCAATATTGGCAAGGGGTGGACACCCTCATGATGACCGTACCTATTGATATAGTGGGCGGCAGCAATCCAGGCCGATACCCACGAATTTCGCAAGAATCTACCTACAACATGATTGTTTCGGACAATGCGCTCGTGCCGTTTGCTGGGTATTTAGCTGTGCTGGCTATTCTTACACAAGCCAATGCGCGACAAATCTATGTTAGCCCGTTATACAATCGTATTTTGGTGGTATTTAATGAATCCCTTTATGCGCTAAGCTCTGACTTATCCTATATTCGCGTTGGGCAGCTAGACACCAGCAATGGTTCGGTGGAAATGGCAGAGAATGCTAATTCACAAATAGGCATAGTCGACGGACTTAATTTGTATGTTTATAACTATGTCGACAATTCATTTCTCAAAAAAACAGAATCTGAATTAGGGTTCAGGCCAGTTTCTATTACTGAGCAAGATAGTTATTTAATTATAGCTGCTGATGACTCCAATCAATTTTTTGTTTCAGAAGTTAATGACGCGTTCACATATCCCATCACGCAGATGGGTGAAATTGGCGGTGACAGGATTGTCGCGGTACAGGCGCATGAGCGCCAGCTATTTGTTTTTGGTCAAAGACACACGGAATTATGGCGTGATGCGGGGCTACAAATCATGCCTTACGTGCAAGAGCAAACCATGGGTATATCTTATGGTTGCTTGCAGAAAGACACTATTGCGGCTGCATTTGGATTGGTGGTGTGGCTTGGTGCGAGCGATGAATCGAATGCCGTGCTTTTATATTCTGACGGTAGCCAGCCCAAAGAATTTCCCGTTAGTGATGGAATTGATTTTAAGATAAAC